TTTTAAGTAGATGATTGAATCTGCTCATATCACCTTCCTTTGTTATCAGTTAGGTGCGTTCCTTCGGATATATCCTACTTCAGGGCCTGATGCCTGAACGTATATGTATTTAGCATAAGTGGTATGCTTAAAACACATAATGATTATGCTGTGTATGATTCGCCTTGAATTCTTAATGCAGGGTCTTTGGGTATCCAATCTATTGGAGGTTCTTCGTAATCTTCTGCTTCTATTTGATGCCACATCAATTCAAACATACTCTCGGCATCTTTTTCTTCTGCCACATCTTCGAAACGTTCAACTATGTTTTCACAAGCCTTCATACATTTTTCTTTGTTGAAGGCTATCTTGCGTTGGTAATCCCAATACTCAGGCATATCTTCATATTCTTTCAAGGTGATCATGCTGTTAGTTATTGTCGCCAGCATCCGCTTCTTCAGTGGATTGTTTCACCACAGTGCTGGGTTTGGCACAGGGCAGTCCTGCTCTGTCAAACCATCTGCCGTCATCTGTTTCATATGCGTGAGCAAAAAAATTGCCACCGTCTATGTCTTTGAGGGTAATTCTTCTTTTGAAAATTTTGCCTTTGTGTTTCGATCCATCTCTGTTGATCAAATGTATGGTGTTGTTGATACTGCCATAAATCCTGTCAGCATCTAGATTACTTGCAATTGGCCCAGATGAAGATGTTTCTTCGGGTTCTGTCTGTCTAATATTCTTTAAATTCTCTAAAATCTGTGAAGTTTTTTCGCTCATGTACATCAGTATAACACATCTGTTTGCCCGTGTCAAGCAGTAGAATTATAGTACCATTTAATAAATACTTCAAAATAAGGAGAACATATGCCTAAAGAAAGAACATTTAAATTTATAGATAAAACTGCTGAAGCAGAAGAGCAGATCAAAGAGATCACGGCTATGAGTTTTAAGAAAGCAGTATTGAGTTATCAAGGTGGAACCAAAGCCCAAGAAGTTGAAGTGGAATGGACTACCAAGCGAGGCGAAGAATTCTACGTGGTACAAAAATTGCCAATAGGTAGAAAAATCAGACAAGCGATTATTCAACAAAAAGTTAAAGAGGCTCTTAAAGCCAAAAAATCAGCAGGTAGATAAGATGGCTGGAAAAAAAGCAACTGTCAAAGAAACATCTGTAGAAGAATGGGCGGCTATGATTGCTCAGATGCAAGATTACACAGAAAGATCAATCAAGAAGAAAAAGAAAAAGAAAAAACAAGTAAGGAAATAATATGAAAATACATAAATCATTTGAAGGACATGTTTCACAACCTAAGAAAACTAGTCAGTCAGGAAAAAAATCACGTTGCAAGTTTTCATCGATGAATAAATCTAAAAAACGCAGTCATAAATTTTATAACGGACAAGGAAGATAAAAATGGCAGGTGTAAAAGCAAGAGGTATCATTACCAATCACTTGACAAGGTATCACAACGAAAGAGAAATCAAACCTTGTAGATGGATCGCTGAAGGCAAAGGCAAAGGCATAATGGTTGCCCAGTACAAAGATACAAGCGATTTAGTTGTCGACAACAAAGGCAATCCAATACCTTGGGGCAGAGCATAGCAGTATCATGATTCAAATTGGCACAAGAGGATCTCCTCTCGCCATACGACAGGCAGACGGTGCCGCGTCAGGTTTAGTTCAACCTTATGAACTGATTCAAATTAAAAGTCAAGGCGACATAGATCAAAAAACTCCTATACATGAAATGGGTGGTAAACACATATTTTGTTCCACAATAGAAGACAAACTCCTTGCAGGAGAAATAGATTGTGCTATTCACAGTGCAAAAGATGTGGGAACAGAAATTGCAGACGGAACAGAAATTTTAGGTTGTGTGTGGGAACAAGGTGACAGGCGTGATGCATTGGTAGGACCTTTTGAAAATTTTGATTCTATACCTAGTGGATATAGAATAGGCACAAGTGCTCCACGCAGAGCAAAGATGTTGGGAGATCAAAGATCAGATTTACGTTTTGTACCCATAAGAGGAAATATTCAAACAAGATTAGAATTAATACAAAAACAAGAAGTGGACGGCATCATCATGGCAAAATGTGCCTTGGATAGATTGAACAAAGAAGTTCAGCACACTGTGATGCCAGAAAATGAATTGTTGCCTGCCGCAGGACAAGGCAAGGTTGTTGTGCAGATAAGAAGCAATGATGTAAAAATGAAAGACATATGGAATCCTCAAATATTAGAATGGCCCACAATTGAATTGATGGCTGAAAGATATGTGTTGGAATTAGTAAACGGAGATTGTCAAACTGCGATAGGCGTAACAGCAGATGCAAGACCTGAAAAAGGAATGATGCAGATTCGTTGTTCTTATCATGATGGAACAACTGCTCATCACATACAAGAAATTGGAGAACTTGCTGAGTGGAAAAAATTAGCACAAAAAGTTGTCCATGCATTTATACCACAATAATTATTTCAATAGTAGCAGATAAGTTTCACAAAAACTTATGTAAATATTAAAGAACAAAGCAAATTGCTTTGTTTATAAAGGCAAATATAAAAACACAAACAAGGGAGAAAAGGCTATGAAAAAAGTCAAACAAATAATCACATTCGTGATCACATCGATTAATAATTTTTTTATAAAAATTTACAACAAGATGGAAAAGATTGTAGAGAAGGCTGTAAAGTCATTCGAACAATAATATAATCTAAATTAATTAAGCAACCGGTCTTAGAATTCTAGCCAAGTATTAATAGTGTACTTCGGTCCAGACAGAGGCTGGTTGCCTCTATGGGTGTGTGTATAGTTTCCAGGAAATATTAATAATGTTCCTGCTTCTGCTTTTAATCTTCTAGGATAGTATAATAATTCTGTTTCACCGCCTTCTTCCACATCATTTAAGAAAACTTGTATGACCATAAATCTTGTTGTGTCGGATCTACTACTTTGTTCCCAATGCCAAACATGGTAACCTTCTCCAGGTGCAGTTCTTTGAATCTTCATTTCATATACCATCTGTGGTGCACCTTCTGTTTGTAAAGATGAAAACTGATGTCTGTAAATTCCATTGTAACACGCCCAAAAAGTATCTAAAAATTTATCTTGTACTCCAGGAACTCCAACAATGCTCAACAAGTTATCGCCTTGCGAATACAATCTTGATGTGTTAAAATTTTGTGTGTCTTTTAAATGTCTGGGTGCTCCTGATATTTCTTGAATTGATCTACCAAATCCCATCTTGGTCATTTCATCAAAGTACTTGATTGCATGATCACACCATTCTTTTGTGAATGCTTTTTTGAATACACCTATAAAGTCTTTTATTTCGACTTCCATTTCTGGATTAAATGGCGGCTCGTTTCCATCTTGCCATTGTTTAAGATTAACTGTTTTGTTTTGAATTTCTTTTGACATACAATTAATTATACAGACTGTGACATTATCGCTTACACAATTGGCTATTAGAGTGCCCTAATAAACACCTGTTAAACAGTCATACACGTCATTATACGGGCCATTGTCTGTTGAGGCATATACGTGTCTACCCGCACCAAAACCATACCTGTAACACATAAATTCAGCAGTCTATAAATATTTTCATACATGGACTTCAACATATATCATAGGTACATACAACTACCATTTACAATGCCCAAACCCAGATGTTTTAACAAAGCATTGGAAAATGATTTTATTTCATATGTGAATATTTCTGAACTGCCAGACGAATTGTTCAAATGGCTTGCTCAATACCACTTAAAGATATCAAATGTAATAGAAGGATTTTATACCAAACCCAATGGAGGAGCAATACCCATTCACAACGACACTGTGATACCTCCCGGACAACGAGATGCCTGTAAACTTAACTTTACATGGGGTCCGGAAACCAGCACAACAAAATGGTACAAACTTAAATCAGATAAAGAATATGTTGAAATTAATCATGATGAAACAGAAATTAATAAAAGTTTTCAAGAAGCAGGAATAGAACCAGACATTGAATGTTACAAGTGTTACAGTGCAGATGAAAATGATGTAGATTTAATTTATCAAGCAGTGATCAACAAACCCAGTTTGATGAATGTAGGTCAACTACACAATACCTACAATCCAGATCCTACACAAGATAGATGGACACTGTCATTGACTTTGTTAAAATTACCAGGAGACCATTTAAGTTTTGAAGAAGCATTAGTAAAATTTAAAGACAGTATAGAGCATGAATAAAATTTTCACACTGCGTTGTCCAAAAGAAGACAACAAACAATATTTTAGTTTGAAAAAACATCAATACAAAAACAATTTAACTGTAATGATCAATGATGCAGTTGTGTTTGAAAATATTGACGATGCTGAAGAAAATTTACCGTTGCTGATGACAGATCAAATACTGTTTGATTCTGACAGTGTAAACGTTGTCAATTTAATTTATGATATTTCATTTGGTGACATAAAAGAAAAAACAGAAGTAGACTTTGTGTTTGACAGCAATAGTTCTATATGTACCACAACGTTTAATAGAAAGAATTTTGTTGAAGGCAGTGAAAAATTAACTGACGAATATGATGTAACACTCACGGTGAATGATCAAACACACAAACTGGATAAAACTTTCCATCAAGGAGATACCAAAAAAGTTTCCGTTCAAAACTTTGTGGATATGGATTTACCTATAACAGTTGCATTAGAATCCAAAAAACAATTTACAGATTCAGCAGACGTCACATACGATCAATTGGTATTTGAAATTCAATAATTAATTATATGAAATCATTAAAAGGACTCATACCAGGTGTACAAAGATTAACCAATGTAGCAAAACCACATTGGCAATATGGTTATATTGATGACGGAAAGAAAATTATAGATCCGTTGTTGCATTATGGTTGCTTCACTTTGGGATTTGATAGACACGATATATTAGACTATGTGTATGACAATATCAAAGTAAAACCAGAAATAGCAGAAAGCATTGTGCAGAATGAAAATCTCTACTTGAATGAGCCCAGTTATGAACTGTCTGATAAATTGTTTCTTATGACAGGATACAAAAGTATATTTGCATTGAGTGGATCAGACGCCAACGAAGGTGCAATAAAACTTGCCAGTGCTTATCAAAAACTTGTGGGACAACACAAACGCACAAAGATTGTGTGCTTTGAAAACAGTTATCATGGATCCACGTTTTTAAATTACAACATGGGAGACAGTTTGTTTAATGATCCTTTCTACACACTAAAGCCATATGATCAAGTGATTAGATTGAAAAGAGATTTTGATATCAACGCAGTAGATTGGCAAGATGTTATGTGTGTCATGGTGGAAACTTGTTCTTATGGACAACAGTTAAGACCCAACACAGAAGAATTTTGGAACAAAATAAAACAGATTCAACAACAAGGTGTGATTGTGATTGTGGATGATATTTTTATTGGCGGAGGAAAGACTGGCAGTTTTGCAGGTTGGAAACAAACTCCTATTCAGCCAGACATATTCACCATGGGCAAAGCCATCACAGCAGGATTTTTTCCTCTAAGTATCACCATGTACAACGAAAAAATTGACGATGTGTTGCCTGAAGAGTTTGATTGGGAACACGGCTTTACATACAATTACAGTTTGCCGGGTGTGTTGAGTTGCATTAAATATATTGATATCCTGCACAAGGAACAATTGATGTCACAGCATCACAGCATTGTGGCAACAGCAAAAACAATATTTGAGGAAGCAGGTTACAGCATAGTGGGACAGTTCGGCACACTGTTTGATTTGCTAAAGGGCGATGATCATAAATTTTTCATCATACCCATAAATGCCACAGAAGAATATTTCACTGTTTTGAAAGGACAGTTGCAATGATTATAAAAGATAATTTTTTAAATGATGAACAACTGACAAAAATTAATCAGTTGATACAAAATGATATCACACAGCACGGTGGACGTTTTGAAAGGTATGATGATGAAACAGATCATCACGAAACAGATGATTGTAATCTATTCTATCTCAATCACGAAACCAAAGATTTCTTTTTCGGTTTGTTGGTTGAACAAGGTTACTTCACCAAAGAATTACTCACAGGACATGACCACACACTGCGTTACCATGAAATGAAATATCCCTATGTGAGCACGTGGCACAAAGACAGATTCCTGCCTTGGGACAAACAAGACATCGATTATGTGGGTGTGACCTTTTTTCTTAATGACACTTGGAACTTTCAAGATGGTGGATTGTTTTTGTTCAAACAGGACAATGCAGACAAGGGCGAATACTTGGAACCCATCGGCAACAGAATTGTGATCAACAATGAAGACCTGTATCATGCTGTGTCTAAAATTGTTACACCAGTTGTAAAAAGACGTAGCCTACAAAGTTTCATGCACGTAAAATATCTAAACATATGATTTACACAGAATACGATCCGTTGGAGACTGTGATAGTGGGAGACACATATGATCCTGATCAAGCAAGTCAACTGTTGACACATCACAACAACCCCACACAGTTCAATAAAATTTTAGAAGAAACCAAGCAGGACCTGGATCAGTTGGCTGACTTTCTCAAGCAGGGCAACATTGAAGTGATGCGACCAGATGTGCACCAGTATTATGATCCTATCTCCATGCCAGAGTTTGATGTGCAGTTTCCCATTGCACCCATAGTGCCTAGAGATGCCATGTTGGTGATGGGCAACACTGTGATACAAACCTACACCAGTTACACAGATAGATACTTTGACTCCATCAGTTATTACCGAATATTTGAACAGTTGTTTCAGCAAGGTTATCGTTGGATCAGCCAACCAGCACCCATGTTGATGAACTTGAACAACCGGGATGATTGGTTTGTGAACGACAAAACCTACAAAGAAAAATTGATGGACAAGGTGTTGTGGCACACTGCCACCATGTACAAAGCAGGTGATGCCATCATTGTTAATCACGAAGGACCGGGTTCAGCCTCAGGTTTAGAATGGTGCAAACGTGAACTGAATCAGTATAAATTTCATCACAATGCCGGCACAAAATTCAATGGCTTTGGTCACATTGACCACGGCTTCATCATGATAGATGATGACACAGTGATACACGCAGGCAAGGAATGGGTGCCTCAATGCTTACACAACAAACAGTTGATTGATGTGAGTGACTGTTTGCCTGAATTGAAAATGGACAGATATGTACAAGATTATGCAGAAGCACAAAACAAAATGGACATTGCTTGGATAGACAAGTACTTGGAGAATTGGAGAGGTTACAGTCAAGAAGTTTGCTTTGATCTCAATGTGTTGGTGATAGACAGAAACAACATTGTGTTTGCACGACACATACCCAAACTGTTTGCAAAACTGAAGTCCTTACACATAGACTGCCACGTTGTACCACAGAGACACTATTTGTTTTGGGACGGTGGAATACATTGTAGCACACTTGATGTCAAAAGACGAGGCGTCAAAAGAAAAATCATAGATTAAAATTGCTTACCGAAATCGCTGTGCTTACCGCTTCGCGGATTTGAAATTTCTGCGTTACCGCTTCGCGGAATTTTGCTGTCCGCCTCTAGGCTTTCTTGATATCGATTCCATAGTATTTGCTCATGGTGTTCCAAGCAAAACCGTTTATCAATTCGTCAGAGTTGAATTGTAAATTGGTTAAACAGTTAAACAAGTATTGTCTGTTTTCTGGATAATACAAATTATTAATCTTATCAATTGAGTTTACACTGTAATCTTTTAGACAACCTGGCACAAGACTGATTACAGGACATCCTTCTCGTAATGCTTCGGTCATTGCCATGGTGTGTAAACTGATCACGCAGTAAATGTTTTCTAAAGAACCACAAAAACCTCTTGAACCTCTTGCTTTTTTAGGCATCTTCTTTCTAACTTTAATTGGTCTGTTTGTGTGTTTTTTAATTTCTTGTGTGGTAGATTCTATCCATTGATCTACATTTTGTTTGATACCATACACATCTAATCCGTTTTGACTAGGAGCAACTATGTATACTTGATCTCCCATTTGCCATTGTTTTATTTTTAGTTTAAATTTGGCAAATCGTTCGTTAGTGTATTCGCCTTTTATATCTGAGATTTGATTTTCGTTGAACGTAACTCTCCAATAAACCGGTTTCCACCAATTACAATATCCTTTTTCAACATTCACATAATCGATATTTTTTTCTTGAAAAGACTCATGATACTTTTGAAAACCATCGTGTCCACCAACACCACCAAGTATTACTAAATCTCCTTGTTGGATATGATCAACATCTGAAAATATTTCTAAACCAGAACTTACACTAATTGTGTTTGCCAACTGAGTACAAGTACGTCTGCTGGTTCCTAAATCTAAACCTTTTGGAATTACTATTCTTTTGTATTGTTTATTCATCGCCATCAAGGTTCTTTAAAAAGTCCCTCAACTTTGTTTGATCTGTATTATCTGTATCGGCTTTGTGCAACGATTGTCCTTTTGTAGGATTAGGAACTTTTTCTTGTGATTCAGATGAATCTGTTGCATTATCATCTATAACTGTTGAAGTTTTTTTCAATGAGTTATATATGGTACTATTGCCACTGCTACCATAATTTTGTCCTGAATCATCTTCTGCTAGATCTCTTATTCTTAAACTATCTAAATCAAATTCTAAATCTATTTTCTGACCAACACCGCTAGATGATCTAGTTTTCATTAATTGTATTTGATATCTACCACGTTCTCTCATTGCTCTACTTGTAAAGATACCAAACACATTATCAGCAGTTTGTATTTTACTTAAACCTCCTGATATATGACTGTGGTCAAATTCAATTTCTTCAACTGCACCTCTGTTCAACTGTGATGCTGTGACAAAGATAACATTTAATTCCATTGACAAGTTTCTTAATTCTTCAGATACAAATTTATCTTTAACAAACAAATCACTTGGAGAAACTTTTCTACTGATTGGCATCATAAGATCCAAATAGTCAACCAGTATAACATCTAGTTTACTGCCAGTTTTAATTTCATATTCTTTGAGATAACTTCTTAAATCGTTTGCGTTTTTACCACTTGCCATGTATTTGATTTGAAACTTACCTGCTTTTTTGCCAAGCAGTTTAACTTTCATTTCTACACCATCTAAATCTTTAAATATTTCTCTAGCAGGCACATCAGTGAGCATAGAATCTAGTCTCATACTTACTAGTGCTTCACTTAATTCAAATGATACATATGCAACATTTAAACCATTCAGCACCCAATTACAACCCAGGTTTGCAAGGAACAAAGACTTACCTGCACCAGATCCACCAGCAAATATATTCAATTCACCTTTGTTGAATCCACCAAACAATTTTTTATCTAGTGTTGTCCATCCTGTGCTAACCTGACCGTTTTGATCTTTCAATCCCATTAGTCTTGCTTTAGGATCATCAAAATAATCTGTTCCTATATCTTTGTGTAATCCTATTTGTACTGCCTTCTTGACCAATTCTTCAACTGGACCATATTCACCGTTTTCTAACATATCAGCACTTTTTAATATTGCTCTTTCCAAACTTTTGTGTCTAACAAATGTTTCAAAGTCATCTAATAACCAATTGAAATGTTCTTCAGTTAAATTATCTGCCGCCTTCAATTCCATATTACACGACTTGTTCACAATGTCATATGTTGGCAATGAATTATATTGAACAACATACTTGTTCACAAAGTCTGCTGTTTCTTGAAGTTTTCTATCAAACAGTGTGTAATCAAATATGGACTGACAACGCACAAATGTTTCTGCGTCACTCAACATCATTTCAAGATACAGTTTTTGTATCTCGTATCCGTAATCTTTATTTTGTTTAACCATTGTCCTTATTATACCACATTTCTCCGTGAAAGTCAATGTGCTTTTGATATTTGGCACACACGGCACCTATACACGATCCAGGATCACCAGGATTTGTTGGCACCCATATATCATCCCAAA